TAATCGAGGCAGCAGACGCCGTTCACGGAAGTCGCTGCCATAGGATCGAAAAGCCAGAAGCCCCACGTGCCCCAGACGATAGCGCATGGCTTACGGCTGATCAGGTAACTTCTATGGGGGGTGATATTCCCGAATGAATAATTGCTTTACAGTGTTAGAAACGTTTAAGGGAACTTGGACGCTAATAAACCAATATGATGAAGTAGTAGGAGTGGCACCTAGCTACTCTGCTATGATGAGAATGATTTCCATTCGTGCTGGTAGTGTTGCCAGTAATTAGATTGCATTATTTCAATTTGTGAAATTAAAGGACTAGGACATGGCTGGAGAAGATGGAGATGGTGGTGAGGTAGATGATGGAAGCTTTGAGCTTGGGGCAGACCTTGATCCCCAGGAAGAGTCTTCAGACGCTAGCTCTCCTGATGCTCTTGAAACGCAGACAGAAGTAGACCAGGCAAATACTGCAGAAACCCCGTTTGATCCTATGAATGTGGACTGGATCACACTTCGTGACGATCAAGTTCCAGAAGAATATAAGCCCATGCTCAAGACTGCACGGATGTTTCAGTCTCAGGCAGACCGGGCTAGGAATGAAGCGAATCAACAAGTTCAGCAGAGTAACCAAGCAGCTGAAGACCTCAAGACTCGTATGGCTGACCTTGAAGTAAAGTATGGACCTGATCCAGCCCTCGACTCAGTCAACCAGGCTAACAATCTAATAGCGCAGTTTGGCTACCAGCCTGGGCAAGACGGTTACGATGAGGCTAATGTAGTTCACGGTATTGCCCAAGCAGTATCGCAGCCTTTGTTAGATAGACTAAATGCTTTGGAAGCGCAGAATGCGCAGTTTGAGCAGCATTTCCAGGGACAACAGTCGGCACATAATAGAAGTGTCCAAGACGTAGCACAGAACGAGCTGAATGAAGCAATCTCTGATTTCGGTCAGGAAGAGCTAACAGCTAACTGGGACGCTGTAAAAGCCCTTAGAGGTGCGCCGAATACGCGAACAGGTCAGCCGTTTACAGTGAGTGAAGCACTTGCTACTGTAAGCCCTGCTGTAGCGGCCAAGGCAGCAAAGCTTAGGGAATCCGGACAGCAGGCAGTAAGAACCGCGCAGAACGGTTCTAGGCCAGGTCTTAGTGGAGCACCTCCGGTGCTTGGAGATGGTGATCAGTCACAAGGCGATCTCGAAGCGACTTTTAAACAATTAGGTTTTGAATAGGATTTACAATGGCAGCTACATCAACTACAGAAGTATGGGACAGTGCGTGGACAAGTACTATGCGCAGCAAGCGCAAGCGTCTAACTGATACTGTTTTTGACGAATATCCGTTCTTGGCATGGCTACGGAAGAATGCTCTGGAAACAGAGAACGGCGGTAAGGAAATTCAGGAAGATGTGATGTATGGTAAGAACACTGGTGGATGGTTCAATGGATATGACGAAGTAAACACTGACGCGGTAGATGGTATCACGGCAGCGTTCTATCCTTGGCGCTATCTTGCAGTTCCTATTACCATCTCTATGACAGAGGAAATGGAGAACAGAAGCACCGACAAAGCCATTAAGATGCTTGAGGCTAAGACTAAGCAATCGATGATGACTATTCGTGATACTATGTCGGCAGCATTGTTTTCTGCTCAGAGTGGCTCTGCTATCTTGGGTCTTCAGGACTTGGTTGCAGATGCTCCTACTAGTGGTTCTGTTGGAGGTATCAATAGGGCTACTGAAACATGGTGGAGAAGTCAGGTTAATGCTACCTCTACTAATGTAGACGCGTTGACTAATGGTATTGTTGACGGGTTGTCTGCTATGAGTACTCTGTGGAATAGTTGTTCTGAAGGTAATACTACTCCTAAGGGCATTGTTACTACCCTGACCGCGTTTGGTGACCTTGAGACAGTTATGGAGTCCACAGGTTATGCTCGACTCAACTCGGGTGGAGGTTCTGCTAAGATTGACGCATCTTCTATTAACTTCCGCGGTGCGAACGTCTTTTATGATCGTGATTGTCCCTCGGGCCATATGTATATGTTGAACCCGAACACAATCAAGCTGAAGATTCAGAAAGGTTTGAACTTCGCTAAGACGCCGTTTAAGGAGCCTCACAATCAGTTTGCTAAGGTAGCCTTTATTGTTGTAGGTGCACAGTTCATTACTAACAATCCTCGTCGAAATGGTGTTGCTACCACTCTGACGTAGATTAGGAATTTCTCAAGACGATTGATCTCGTCTGTAATCTCTGGTGAAACAGAGGAAAGGTTATTAAGATGTCTCTTCAGAATCATAACCATGTAGCTGGCGGAAAACTAAGTGGAATCAATGGTCCCACATCTACAAGCTCTCAGGGGATCTACGAAGAATCTAGTACCGCTAAGCACCGCATTGGTGAGAAGATTGAACTAGCAGACGGTCGTTGTTTCCGTTATGGTCAGTCCGGCGCAGCTGTTGCAGCAGGTGTTCTGGTTTCGACTGATGTTTCTGCTACTTGTTTGGCTGAAACGGATAACATTATTATTGCGTCGGCTGGAAGATTTTCTATCGCTATCGGCTCGAGTGCTATTCAGATTACGCTTGCTTCGATAACAAAAGATCAGTATGCTGGTGGGATTCTTCACATTACAGATGATGCGGGTGAAGGTCATCAGTATCGGATCAAGAGCAACAGTGCCACGGATTTTACGACTACTGATAAGGTTGATATTGACCTTTTTGATAGTCTTGTGGTTGCTGTAAGTACTGCATCGGATGTAGCTATTACTGGCAATCTATGGACTGAGTTGATCGGCGCTGTTGCCGCAACTGATTACATTATTGCCGGTGTATCCCCGATTGCTTTTACAGACGCTTACTATGGTTGGTTCCAGACTACGGGGGTCGCTACTGTCCTCGCTGATGGCACTATTACCGTAGGAGACACTCTGACCTTGTCTGACGGCGTTGCTGGTGCTGCTCAGACTCGTGATGCATACACAGAACCTATCGTAGGTCATGCGCTGTTTGCCCCTGACTCTTCAGGTCATATGGCTGTGATGTTGACAGGTTTGGTAGCTTAATTAACTGGGGAGGGGGCTTATGTCTCCTCCCCTAAGATGGAGATTGATATGCCTAAAGTCGGTAATAAGACATATGCGTACACGAAAAAGGGTCAGACTAAAGCCAAAGCTGATGCCAAGGCTTCAGGCCAGAAGGTCAGCTACAAAACCCCAAAGAAGTAGAGCAGGAGGCATTAGATTATGTCTCCTCCCTTTTCAAGAAAGAACTTATGAATTCTAAAGCAGCTCTTGCAGGTCACGAACTTCCGAAGAACCCTACCCCTGTAGCTCCTCCCGAGACACAGGCAGTAGCCGCTTTACCTAATGTCTCCGCAAGAGATTTGGCGCGTATCTTTATGACGGCAGATGATGCCACAAAGAAGGTCATTTCTAAGGCTTTGAATCTACCTCAGGGTGGGATTAAGAAAAAGACCCGCAACAAGCAACAGCGAAATAGAAGTCATCTTGAGGCAATGCGGTCTCAGGGTGAAGCATGGCATGAGGACAGCGAAGACGGGACTCCGTTTCTGCCAGTTCCTCCAGAAGGTATCATGGAACGCGGAGAAGAGGCTGTGACCCAATGGCATCAGGCTTGGATTGATGGCAAGACATTCTCTGCCTCTTCTATGGACATTGATGAAGACCTTGCAAACGTAGCATTAATGGCATTTGAATAGGAGCATTACTGTGACGCCACTTGAAATCATGACTATTGGGCTACGGAGGGCAGGACTGACTATTTCCAGTGCTATCTTCAAGGATAATGCCCGTGATTACATGAACATTCAGATGGCTGAGATTGGTGCCGCAACTGAGTGGCAATGGTCTGAGACTGAAGCAACGATAACAACTGCAGCAGGCACTAAAACATATTCTCTAGCACCGGACGTGTACGCACCTATTAGTTTTCGCAACTCAACAAATAACTTTCCTATGACTGTACGCACAGCCAGTTGGCTAGACGCAAATGATAGCAATCAATCAGACACAGGAGATCCTGACAGTATAATTCCAATAGGTATTAATTCTACAACAGGCTATTGGGAAGTTATACTATGGCCTACACCT